TATCCATTTGTGTAACCCTTTAAATTTAATATCGTTAGTTGATTGTTTTTTAAAGTATGTATCTTTCATCCACGACCTTGTGTCTGCATAATATCTAAGAACCATATTGTTTTGGTTAGTTTCTTGTTTGTCAGGAAAATGTATCCAATATTGGTCTTCAAATTGTATCGCTACTGCTTTTGTTGGGTCGTGTTTGTCGTCTTCTACTCGTGGCACAATGTTTCGTATATTCTCGTCCGCAGGTTTAACATTATATTGTTCATCGACTGCGTATAGACTCGTTAGTTGCATAATACCTTCTTTTGATAAAAACATTAAATAGTTTCTCACAGGTCTTACACTATCTGGTGCAATGGTTCCGTATAAAGGGCTAATTGTAAACTGTCTGTATGGGTTAGCTGCTTCAGGTAGGACATCCACACCTTTAAGTCCCCATATATAATCTTCACTCATAACAGCTAAAATGTTTTGGAATGGTGCCACTTTTACAATTGGGTCACGCTCTTCTGTTGTAAACTCTTGTGAGAAAAAGTCTGGAAAATAATTTCTTTTCTTAGGGTGACTAATATAAATGTTTTGTGGTGCAGCCTCACTTCCATATACAATAAGTTTTCCATAGTGTGGTAACACACGGTTGGCGCTCCATATATCTGGGTAGTTGTTATATTTAGGAAAATCATTGTAGTCTGTAACTTTTTCTTCGGTTACATTCAAGTTAATGTAGTCATCTTGGTAAACAACTGTACGCTCTTGTTGAAATCTATACCAATAACCTGCTCCGTCTAATGTAACAAAGTCTGTGTAGCCACTTTCTACATAAACAAGTTCTATTCTTAAATCTATTTCTCCTAAAGGAAGTCTTGAAATAGCAATTGTTAACGGTGTATTTTGTGCAATAGATACTCGGTTTGCAGAGACACTATAGTCTTTTTGATAAGTAACTTTTCCTTCATAAAATTCACCGGTGTTAAATAATGAGTTTGTATCTGCGTTACTTCTTACTTCTGGGTCGTAAAACTCTTTATCTAATTCTAGCCACTCAGACTCTCCTCCTCCTGCTGGTCTTGTGTAAACAACAGGGAATAGTTCAACAAACAATTGTCCACTTGTTGGGATATGTCCTGTACTTGCTCCCGGACCTGCTTGACTTAACACAACTTCTGCATCGTGTTCAGAAGCGTGTCCTGAGTCTGTATCAAGGTATTTGTCAAAATCTCCTGTTTCTAAATGTAAATTGTTTCTATAATTGTAACTAATTTGGAAGTTAAAACCAGGGAAAGGTCCGACATTATAAGGTAAGTCTGGGTAATAATCGTGCGCTTTGTGACTTATTAAGTCTCCAGTTGTTACAACTGCATTACTTCCTGCATTTAAGCCTCCGTCGTGTCCGTACGCATTTTCGTGATTATTTTCTAAATAGTTGTGTGAAAACTCAACAATCTCTTTAAATTGTGGTACATAAATATCAAGTAAATAGAAATTGCCATCTCCACGGTATATAATTGGATATGTGCCTGTAAATATATAAAGTGTGTCGTCTAATCGTGTTGCTTCAACAGGTCTTGTTTTTTGAAAGTCTGCATCGGCAATTGGTAGTGAGACACTTACTGAACTTAGTTGATAATAACTTTGCCCTGAGACTTGTTCGTATTCGTAATAAGTTGTGTTCTTTTTATAGTAATATTTGTGGTTATTTATGTCGTTGTGAACTCTTAATAAGTTAAGGTTGAAACTAACCGGACCAAGCACTTCCCACGCATTACTTAGGTTAACAATGTATTGATTATTGTCTGCAATAACCCAAGCAGTATTTCCTTGGTCTGCGCCACCAATATCTGGTGTTGGTAGTGTAGCTGTGGTTGGATGAATAAATGATGTAGGTAAAGCGTCTGTAATCGTGTAAAAGTCGTCATCAACATCCATACCTAAGTCAGCAAAAACAACTGCGTTCGGATAGCGTTTGTTGCTTTCCGCTTTGATATTAGTAATTTGTGTAAAACTTGCACCGTTTACGCTCAGAAACAACTTACCATCAATGATTAAAATTTTATCTATTGTTTTGTCATCTCGTGTATATTCGAAATAACCTTGTAAATTACTTGTCAAACTCAAACCTGTACTTAGTAATTGATTTTCTACGACTTGTCCGTAGCGCTTTTCTAAAAAGCCATACTCACTAAGTTCTAGGTTTTCCGCTTGTCTTAAAAATATTGTTTTTAATGAATCGTCTGTATCGACGGTTTTTAATCCACCTTGAAATTGTTTGTGTATATCTAATAACTTGGTTTGTGTATTAACATCATATCTAAATCTAGCCATAATAATACACCGCATTAGTTGTAATAAAAGTATCTCCAGACACTTCAACAGACAAAGTGTTGTCTGAATAAATTGTTGTAGTTACTCCTGCGGCTGTTGCAAAAACAGAAAGTTTTGAACCCATTGGTTTTCTTGCAGTCTTTCTACCTTCACCACTTGAGTTATAAAAAATAACATCAACAGCTTGTGCAACTTCTGAGTATAAGGAGTCAGAACTCCAATTATTTGTAAATGGCGAGCGTGTCATATCAGACACATACACATTATCACCAAGTTGATAAATTTCTAAGTCTGTATTTTTACTATCCTTTAAGTAACTTAACGGTACATTACTTTGTGGTTTGTATCTTTGTGCAGCATTGATAAACTCAGACATAAACAATTGTTTTTCTGACAATGAGCTATCTTGACTACGCACAGAAGAGTTAATATAAGGTAACATTACACCTAACATAAATGTTTCATCAAGTGGGTAAGCAGTGTCTAAATAAACTAAACCTGCAACCGGTTCTGATGGTGCTAGTGTTAATGTTATAAAAGGATAGGTTGTAACAGGAGGGATTAAATTATACTGAGCGATGCCTTTATTGAACCAGCGTGCGATTTCTACATCACTAAAGCTGTCATCGACATCAAGGTTTACATAAATTGCTAAATTGTTTAAGTTCATAATGTCCTCCTAACATAAAAGTAGGGGCACCCGTTTAACAGGGCGCCCCGTTACCCGTTTTAATCTTTATAGAGTTCTTCGGGTGTGAGTCTCTTTTGGTTTTTACTTGTCACAGCGCCCTTCATAAGAATTTGTAAATGCTTTGCGTGTGGCTCTGGAATTGAAACCCTCTCACCGATTGGAACCGAAATGGTTACGGCATTCACACTAAATTCAAAAGGATTTCCAAATGTAGCACGATATGCTTCCGGTATAAACGCGTCTACCATTTTTGCGTTCATTTTACGAGATGCTGCTTCAAATTCTCTTTCTAATTCAGATTGTGACTTCGTATTTTGTCTTAATACATCTTTTGTATTGAGTACTTTTTCAGACATATTGTCCTCCTTTATTTTTTAATTATCTATTATGAAGCTGATACAAAGATTGATACTTCGTAACGGTTGTTAACTTCACTCCAAGTAGGAACGATTGTTCCAGCTGCTGTAGTTCCGCTTAATGCAAATACTGCACTAGTTGGGTGTACAATTGTTTTAGCTGCGTCATTGTGATATGCTGGTGAACCTGAGATTGCACCAATACCTGCAATAGCTTGTGCTAATGTTTGTCCTGCAAACACAACTGCTACTGCGTCAGAACCAAGTGTTGCTGGTCCAGAAGTAGTTCCTGCAAATGTTACATAAATACCAGGAGTACCTTCGCCATAAGTAAATCCGTTAGCTTCTACTGGTGTGTCAGTTGCAGCTCCAGTGCTATCAAATTCAACTGGGAATGCCCAATAGTTTACAACTGCAGGAGCGTGTAATACTTTTGCAGAGAAACCGTTGATTTTCCAACCAATTGATTGTCTTTGGTCTAGTGGGTCTTCAACACCCGCAGAACCTAAACCTTTAGTGATAACTTGTAAGCCAGCGCCTTCTAATTTAGTGATTGCGTATGCTTCTTCACCAATTATAATAGAGTCGTGAGCAACTTTAGAACCGTTGTCAACTTCTACATAAGGTGCGTTAATAACTTCTTCAAAACGAACACCAAACATTTCGACTATCATACCGTCAGCAAACATTGAGTTTGAACGGCCAAAGTCCATAAAGTTTTGAACTTTTTTGTCATCGAATAGTGAGAACATAATTTCAGGTGAAACTAATGCTACATATTTTCCACCAGCTTTTCTGTTTCCACCGATAAATGCTCTTTTCATACCTAATACAATTTTACGGAAGTCGTCGATAGATACAGAGTGGTCTGAATAGTCATCTAATCCAGAGAAGCTAGTTGCTCCACCTGCATAGTATGCTGAACCTTCTCCTACTAATACATCACGAACGATTTCATCTAAAGATTCTTTAGCTTGGAAACCAAGTTCGATAGTGTATTCTTGACGAACTGCGTCTAATTGTTGTAAGTCAATTAAATCAGTAAAGTATAATACATTACCGTATTGTGCAATGGTTGCAGTAACTGCTGAACCACTGACTGATTGTCCAGAAGGAGTAGTACCTTCTGTTAATGGAGCTTTAGTAACAGATAATTTGTTAAATCTTCTCCAGTTTATTGTGTCCCCGAAATTACGAGGTAATGATTTTTCGACTGCATATTTTGCGTAATGAAACTCCATTTGACGGAGCATTTTTAACAATAACTTATCGTAATATGCGTCTGGTTTGAATGACCCGGAAAGCGACTGATTAGTTCCACCGAATTGGATTGCAGAAGCCGGGCTACCTTGAATTGCTGCCATAATTTTTTTCTCCTATTTTGATATATAATTTTGTTTGAGGACTTTATCTATTTCGGCGTCCCAGTCCTGTTCTGTTGTTTGAACTTGGGCACCTTGTGTTCCTATTTTGCCTGTAGAAGTTTTTGCACGCTTTTTAGAAATCTTTAGTTGCTGCTGTCTCCCCTGCTCAAGCGCGTCATCATATGCTAAATTTCTATACACGACTTCAAGCAATTTAGGGTCTTTTGTTACATCCAAACCTAATCGTCCTGCCTCTTCAAATACTAATCCTAAATCATCATCGTTTAGTTCATAATAGTTTGCGAACGCTTCGGCGCGAATGTTGAAGACTTCTCTCCTTTTGTCTTCCTCTATTTGTTGGACTTTAGTTTCCAACTCTACCATTTTACGGTACTGTTCTGGTTCGATTCCTTGTTCTTTAGCTGCTTTTTCTTGTTGTTGTTTAGTAAATCGTTCCATCAACTGCTCTTTAGTCAATCCATATTGTATTGCTAATTCTGATAAAAATTTATCAGATGCAGCTAGTTTGTCTCGCTCTTCACGCAATGACTTAAATGCTTCATTACGCTTATGAAGGTCTTCACTGACAACCGCTTCGACATTTTCTTCGTCAGCTACTTCTTCTTGCTCTTCGACTTCTTCTTGTTCTTCACTCTCTTCTTCCTCTGCTACAGCTTCCTCAACTTCCTCTTCAACAGGCGCTTCGTTAATTTCTTCTTTATCTTGTTCTTCAAGACTTGCCTGTGGGTCGTTTTCCGCTGGTGCAAACTCTTTGTCGAGTTCTGCAACAATTGAATCGATATTAAATTTTTCTTGCATTCTCTTTCTCCTCCGCTTTGAGATATTCTATAGTTCAGCGACTTCTATAGCATATAAGGTGCCGGCTCTGCTAAAAGGGCTTGGAATCCCCGCCTTACACACTATATAACGCTGTTTCTTTTGATTATACAACTAAATTTTCAAATTATTCCATTTCTTCCGGTAAACCTTGTTGTCTCTTCTGTACATCACCCATTCCTTGTTGTTGTGGGTTCAATGTTGTAAACACAACTTCTGCTATCATCTCTGGTGAGTAACCTGCTTCAACACCTTGTAGTACTTGTTGAACGATAGCTGCAGATGTTTCAAACTGTCTGTTTTTTTCTTCTTGTTCAATTCTTGATAGTATGGCATCGCGTCCTGGTGGGTTAAATGACTTCACAATGTCTGCTGCCGTAACAATTGGCACACCTGGGCTGTATTGTAGTTGCCACTCAGATAACATTTGCATTGTTTGTCTTCTGTTTTGGTCATTATTTTTAATTTTTTGTATGATGTCAATTGAGAAGTCCCACGCTAAATCTTGGAACTCTTCTGCTCTAAATGGAACAAACTCATACTCAAAATCATTGTTTGGTTGATTGCTACGCATACGCATTACACGGTCATCAGTATAATATTGTATTGCATTTTGTAAAACTGCGTATGATACTTTCTCTAAAAACAATTCAAATAATGCAAACTCATCTTGGTCGCCAACAAGTGAACGCTGAATCATTGACTCAATACCACCTGCTGTTTGTATCGAACCGGCGCCTGTACCTGAAGCAAATCCTGTCATACCTGTAAAGTCTTCAATGTCATTCTTCAAAAATTGTATGTATTCAAGTAACGCTCTTGGTATTTCTGGTACCGGTACATTACGCATTGCGTTTGCTAAGTCTGGATACTTAGATAAGAACACAAGTCCGAACGCATTACCATACTTACTTATAATTCTTGGGTCAATACCACTACCTTCATACACAATCTTTTGTGGATTTTGGTAAATCGTTGCCATTGTACCTATAATTGATTGTACTTTGTTAATCATTTTAACATTTGGCAGTATGAGTGTTGCATCGCTAATACCCCAAAAGTCTTGTCTTTGTTTATGTTGACGAAGTATAATAAATGGAAAATTATTTGGTGCAATTTCTTCAACTTCTTTAATCATTACACCATCTGCGATGTATTTAACACAAATTGTGTAACCAATACCGTCTTCATTTGGTTTTTTCTCATAATAGGTTACTAAATCAACGACATCTTCTTGATATGAACCATAATCACGGTTGTAATAGATTTCACCACGGTCATTTTGCCCACCCATTGAGGTTCCTGCTATTGAGCGGTTTTTTTCAAACTCTTTTTTCTTTGCATCTTCAATAGTTGGGTCCATCATTATGTGTTCTTTGGTTGTTCTGATGAATGTTCCACAGTATAACGCCTCTTCTAGGCTAAATGCCTTAGGGTCAACGAAGAATGTTGACGGTTCAATCGGTTTGACAAGTATTTCACCTTGGTATAAGTGTCCTCTTGTACCACCAATGTAGTTTTCATCCCATCCAACATACAAAATACCTGTACCAAGTAGTCTGGATGTACGAATAACATCAGTCATATGGTGTTTTATATTGAGTTTATCAAAGATTTGCTCATAAAAACGCTGCAACATCCATATTTGGGGTGCATTTTCCGGTGCCAACGGCTTCAATTCGCCCATATAGTCATCTAAAATCAAGTTACCTGTCTTAAATTTCTTAACTTTAGACACATAGTTGGTGCTTGGCTTCGGAATCCAGCTTGGCATCGCTCCAGATATTGACCACTGGTCTCCTCTGTCAAATGCGTCGAGCTCTTTCCAGGCTGTGTCGTAGTTTGTTTGTCTAAAACTAACAGCCTCTCTAACTTTCTCCCATATTTTCATTGTATCTTTGTTGTACATTTAGTACCTCCTAGTCCTTAGTAAGTTTTCTAGGTATCCCATAGTCTGGGTTCACACCTGGTGGGAATAACTCACTTGGTTTAAAATCTACTTCTGCTGGTTTTTCCATTTTTTCTATCATTTCTTCTAATTGTTTTACTTTTTCTTCGTAATCTTCTTTTTTACTAAATTTAATAAAAATTTGAAACTTAGCAGCAATAAACCCGCCAAGAAGAATACCGAATAAAAATATAATACAAAAAGAAAGCCAATAAAAAAGTTGTTCATTCATTCTATGCCTCCTCTAACAATCTATAGATGTTGTCCATCACATCCATATCATTCGTTATGACATCAATGTTATCTATGTCTACGAGTGACATCACTCCTAATATCGACTTTGCGTCGACCTGTATAAACCCTCGTTTGAGGTATACTGCTTGTTTCGTTTTTTGTGCTTCCATTATAATAGAAACTGCTAAACGACTGTCCATTGTTTTCATCCCTTATTTGCCTCCTTCGTCCACTGGTCATCAATCATTTGTAGACGCTCTTTTCTTAATTGTGCTCGAAACACTTTTCTCTTTTTCTCACTTTGTAATTCTACTTTCTTTGCCATCTCAAGTATCATATCGATTTCTTCAGATGTTAAGTAGACAGATAGTTGGTTTTGTAGTTGCAGTTTTCTAAATGCTTCTTTCACATCTAGGTATGCTTGTTTAAACCATCCACGCAACCATCTAATAAATAGAGCTAATAAGATTGTTACTAACCATCCAGGTGTGAGTGCTCCAAGTCCCCACCAGAATGCGGTCCAACCAAGTGCAAATGATTGGAACCCTGGGTCATCGATAAATGCGACTGCATACATCGGGAAGTTAAATATCAATAGTGCGAGTAGCGCATCAATACCGTACTTCTTAAGAAAATCTACAGCCCATTTAAACCCTGTCCATTTCGCAAGCATCGCGAAAAATTTTTTAAAAGTCTTCATACCAATCCTCCCTTAGTATGTCATCATCTGTTTCTAGAGCCTTTGGCCATTTAAATCTTTGTACTCCACTCCAATTGCTAACGCTGTTTCCTTCATAGATTTCGGCTGCCATAGCATTCGGGTCATCAGGTAGTTCCATAATGATGTACCTGAGGGCGTCCATTGTGTGGTTATTTGCATCCACTGGTTTCTCTCCTCGGTTCTTAGCGTTGTCAATATCGGATTCTTTGTATTTATAGTTCCGTCCCTCCTGGATTAGATTTACGCAGTTACTCATTATAAATAAGCGTTTCAAACTAAAGTAAGTAAACACTTTCATAATACCCGCTTCGAGTTGGTTATTACCTCGCTTGAACCACAGACCGTATTCGGCATAGTGATTAAAGTAACTTCGCATTGTGGTGCCACCGCGTTTATCGCCTGCGGGGTCGGCGACCACTTGCCCATACATCAATCCTGGGGGAACTTGAGCAAGAATGGCTTTCATCTTTTTCGCGTGATGGCTGACGGGTTTCTCGGATTCGTAATGCTCATCATAGATATACATTACATTTTCTTCCGGGTCAATCGCCGCAGCTAACATTACCGTTGGGTCACGAAGTCCAAAGTCGACACCGAACATACGCTTCCAGTTGGGAGGTATAATAAACGGTTCGACAATACTTTCTGAAAGCATCGGGTACACCAGTCCTTCACTGTAATCGAAGGAACCATAAATATAACGCTTCACCCACCATTCCGGCTTTCCTCTACCGAGCCTTGTTTGGAAATCTTTATCTAGATATTTATTCTGATAGGATGAGTGTAAGTGTGTGGACATAAAGGGGTTGTAATCTTTATGCTTCGGGTAAATCGTCGGTGCAAACACGGTGTCTGATTTTAATAAAATCTCTGAGCGTATCCAACCCACATCCGGGTTGCTACAGACAATTCCGAGCAAACGCGAGCGCGCGACTTTGTGTCTATACACCTTCGAGTCTTTATCGTATTCCATTGTAGGGGTCCCATCGTCGTTGTACGCATAGGTCAGCGCGGCCTTATTTCGAGTTCGCGCGGTGAGTTCGATGAACACATCAAACTTCGCATTGGATGCCTCTTCTAAGTAGAACGCAGATAAATTAAGGGAACGAATTTTGTCTGCATCGTTACTTGGTAGTAAGAGAATCTTGTGGCCGTTCTTTAGGAACAGTGCCTCGGACCCTCTGGTCTTGACCTCACGAGCGATATGCGTAGATGGTAAGTACTTCATCAACTCTGCGTGGGATGTTTCTTTTAACATCTGCAGTGTTGGCGCGAGCATTGCGCTTAAACCGTTCGGAACAGACATCGCGTGTCTTATCAGCTCCAAAACAGCCGTCGTTGTCTTCCCTGAACCGTAGGCTCCAAAAATCGCTTTGAAGGTATGCGGGTCGGAATGAAACTCGGCTTGGTGCGGTTGTGGGATGTAATGTATTTCGCTTGCCATACACACATCACAAATGCTGTAGTTTTTGCCTTCGGGTCTAATCATTTGACCAGACGCACAGACTTTGCATTTTCTCATTGCGCATTGCCTCCCTACACATACTATAACGAGATACGCGTAGGTTTTACTATAAAATTATTTTTTTTAGTGCGCTGTGTGAATGGTATTTGTTATTACA